GTGATGACCCGCGCCGCCGCCCGTGCCATGTACGACGAATACGTGTACCGGCAGTACCTCCAGGCCGAGGACGACCTACGGGGCGTGCTGCTCAACAAGAGGGCCGAGGCCGCGGGCAGGGCGCCTATCACCCTGTTCAGCGGTCCCGCGCGTATCGCCCATGCGCACGCGTCGGACGAGTTGAAGGAGTGGTGGGCCGAACACGGCCGGTTGACGCAGGCCGAGTTCATCGAGAAAGCCACCGGCCAAGAGCAGCGTTGGGCATCCGGGGCCCGCAAGAATGAGTGGGACCAGCAGAACCGACGCTGAGACACGGGGGCGACCGCATGGGTACACGGCAGGACATTGCGCAAGCGATCCAGCAAGGGCAGGAAGCCGGCAGGACCGGCGAGCCGCCCACCGTGTGCCCGTACGGCGCCGCCGACATCCTGCGCACCGCGTGGATACGCGGGTACGCGCAGACCGCGCCGTCCCCGACGCAGGGCGACGACGCGTAGCACCCGTTCCACCACACACCGAAGGGCCCGCCAGGTGCGGGCCCTTTTTCGTGTGCCCGTTTCCGGTCTGCCAGGTGCGGACCGGCCGAGTCTCCCCAGGAGGGCGACACCATGAGCGACACCGCTACCCCCGCCGCCGGAACCGGCACGGAAGGCGCCCCCGCCGGCGCCCCCGCGACGCCAGCCGCACCGGCGACCCCCGCCGTACCGGCCACGCCCGCAACCCCCGCGGCCCCCGCCGTCCCCGCGCCGCCGACCGCGCCGCAGGGCGAGGACACCGCCGCGCAGATCGCGCGACTTACCTCCGAGCTCGCCGCCGCGCGCGCCGAGGCCGGTAAGACCCGCGTGACCGCCAAGCAGACGGCCGCCGACGAAGCCCGCGCCGACCTCGCCAAGCAGGTCATGAGCCTGCTCGACCCGAACGCGGCGCAGGAAGAGGCCACCCCCGAGCAGCTCGTCGAGCGGCTCACCGAGCAGCAGGCCCGCGCCCGCACCGCCGAGATGCGCCTCGCCGTATTCGGCGCCGCCGCCGCGGCCGGCGGCGACCCGCAGGCCCTCGACGACTCGGTCACGTTCCGCGACTCCCTCGCCGCCATCGACCCGACCGACACCACCGCCGTCACCGCCGCGATCGCGGCCGCCGTCGCCGCGAACCCGCGCCTTGCCGCTCAGCTCCCCACCGGGCCCGCCCGGGGCGGAGTCGAGTTCGGAGGCACCCCCGGCGGCGAGGTCACCCGCGAGCAGTTCGCCGCCATGGACTACCGCGCGCGCACCGAACTGTTCCAGCGCGACCCCGACACCTACCGGCGCCTCGCCGGATAGCACGCCCGGCACCCGCCGGGCCCCATCAACCGCCCGGCACCGCGCCGGCAGAACAGGAGTACCGCCATGGCCGAGACCAAGGCCTCTAACCTCATCGTCCCCGAAGTGTGGGCGGACATGTCGCAGGCGAAGTTCGTCGGAGCCGTCCGCGTCGCGGGCAGCGCCGCCGTGCAGGAAGACGACACTCTCGTCGGCCAGCCGGGCGACAGCATCCAGTTCCCGAAGTGGGGCGCGCTCAGCGACCTCGACGACCTCACCGAGGCCGTCGCCATGACGACTACCGTGATGGGCCAGAGCTCCAGCTCGGCCACCATCAAGGAGGCCGGTAAGGCCGTCGAGTTCAGCGACAACGCGCTGAACAACGCGCTTGGCGACCCGCGGGGCGAGGCGCAGCGCCAGTTCGGCATTCTCGCCGCCCGGAAGGTCGACGCCGCGCTCATCGCACAGGCCATCGCGGACGAGACCGCGCAGGGTGGCGGCACCCCGTACGCCTTCACGACCGCCGCGACGAAGACGAAGTTCACGTGGGCGGACGCGATGGTTCCGGCCATCGCGAAGTTCGGCGACGAGTGGGACCCCGCGGAGTTCGCCGGCGTGTTCATCAACTCGACGCAGCTGGCCGAGGCGATGGCCGACCCGCAGTTCATCGACGCGTCCAAGCTCGGCGCGCAGACCCCCGTGACCACCGGCCAGATCGGCGTTATCGCCGGACTGCCCGTCATCGTCACCAACCGGATCACGGCGGGCAAGTTCCTGCTCCTGAAGAACAACTCGATGGGCCTGCTCTACAAGCGGCGCCCGCTGGTCGAGACGGACCGCGACATCCTCAAGAGGACCACGGTCGTCACGACGAACATGCACTACGCCGTCAAGCGCCTCGACGACAAGGGCGTCTGCGTCGGCACCCTCGCCACGTCCTGACCCCTCGCACGCCTCTACTCACGTAAGGAGGGGCGCGCATGTTGCTGCGCCGCTACCACGACCCCGAAGACGAGCCGGACGGCACCGAGCCGGACGGCACCGACGACGCCCCGCAGGCCAAGCCCGCGGGGCGTTCCGCTTCCCGCAAGAAGGGTGATGCCTGATGCCTCGTACCACCCTCACCGCGCAGAAGGCGACCGGGGCGACACCGCTCGTCCCCCTCACGTTCGGCCCCGTCGACGCCGTAAACGGGGTCCAGTGGACCCACACCGGGCGCCGCCGGCTGATCGTAAACAACGCTTCGGCCAGCCCGGTCACAGTCACCGTGCGCACGCGTACCCCGCTTGCCGTGGCAGGGCTCACCGTCCCCAACCGCGTCATCACGGTCGCCGCCGGAACGCTCGCGTTCATCATCGAGTCGGCCGAGGCCCGCCAGTCCACCGACGGAATGGTCTACGTGGACTTCTCCGCCGCGACGTCCGTCACCGCCGCCCTGATCGACGAGCAGTAAGGGAGAGGGCCGGTGGCGTACGCAACCGCGGCAGATCTTGCCGCATGGACCGGGAAACCGGCCCCGACCGACGCCGAGCGGCTGCTCGCCCGCGCGTCCGAGGACATCGACGCCGCCCTGTTGACGGCCGTCTACACCACGGACGACGCGGGCATGCCGACCGATCCGAACATCGTCGCCGCCCTCGCCGATGCGACATGCGCACACGTCGAGTACCAGCAGGCGAGCGGCGACGACGGCACCGGCGCCGCGGGCAAGTGGGGAAGCGTCTCACTCGGCCCGGTCAGTCTGTCCGGGCGCACCGATACCACCACCGCGCCGGGTGGCCTCGACCTCGCCCCGCGCGCATGGCGGGCCCTGGCACGAGCAGGCCTTACCCCGGGGGTGGTGTGGTGACCGCGCTCCCCGCGTGGCTGCTGTGCCACACGATCACCATCGAGCCGTACCGCGGAAGCGGGGCGTACGGGCCCGTCTACGACGGGCCGGCCGCCGCGGCTGCACTGGTCGCCGAGACCGTCAAGCACGTCCGCGACTCGACGGGGGCCGTCGTCGTCTCGACCGCGCAGATTTACGCGGGCCCCGACCTCGATTGCCCCGTCGGGTCCCGCGTGATCCTCCCCGACGGGCGGATCACCAGGGCCCTCACTGTCGCCGCCCACACCGCGCCGGGGCTCCCCGTCCCGGAATCAACGGAGGTGTATTGCGAGTGAGCCGCGCGCAGATCAGATGGGACGGAGACGCCGCCCTCGCCCACATACGGGCCGCAGCCGTACGGGGCGTACGCGTGGGCGGCGAGCACCTGTTGCAGGTCTCCCGCGAACGCGTGCCCATCGAGGAAGCCACGCTAGAGCGGTCCGGAGTCGTGTCCGTCGACGAGTCGTCCATGACGTCCGCTGTCAGCTACGACACCCCGTATGCCGTGCGCCAACACGAGGAACTCAGCTACCGCCACGACCCCGGCAGGACAGCGAAGTACCTCGAAGGCCCGTTGCGCGAGGAGAAAGACACGATCCTCGCCATCATCGCCGCCCAGGTACGAAGGGCACTCCGGTGACGTTCCTTGTCGATTTGGTCGACGGCATCGCCCGCCTGCTCGACACCGCCGGCGTCGCCACCTACCGGCCCACCGGCATCTACACGGCCACCGAGACAGCGATCACGGACACCGTGATGCCCGACAGTCCAGACCGCGCCGTCGTCCTCACCGCGTACGACACCGCCGACGATCCCGCCCTCACCGACTGCACGGTGTTCCTACAGGTACGCACCCGCGCCAGACAGGATCCGCGCGAGGCCGCCGACCTCGACGAGGCCGTGTTCGCCGCGCTGCACGGCCTACGTGACCAGCAGTTCGGCGCCGCCCATGTGCAGCTCATCAAGCGCGAGAACACCGCGCCGCTCGGCGTCGACGCCAACGGCCGCCACGAGCGCACCAGCAATTACACGCTACGGGCGCAACGCCCGCAGTCCGACCGCCTCGAATAGGAGGGCCCCACCATGTCGACCCCCGTCGAAACTGAGACCGCGCTCGCGCGCCGGTACCGGCTCGAACTGGACACCAGCACCAACGGCACGCCCGCATGGGCGATCGTCCCCGGCATCAACGACTTTGCGCCCAAGGTCGACCAGACGCAGCAGGACAGCACCACGTACGAGGACGACGGTTGGGCCGACCAGACGGCGACCGCGTACGCGTGGAGCGTCGAGGCGACGATGTTGCACCGGTGCCACCCCACGACCAAGGCTTTCAACGCCGCTCAGGAACAGCTCAGGCTCGCCGCGGAGAACTTCGGTGACGCGGCCAAGGTCCACGTTCGTTGGTACGACCGCGAGGGCCGCGACGAGGCGTACGAGGGTTACGCCCTGGTCCAGTGGGAGCAGGACGGCACCGCTACCGACGACCTCGACTCGGTCAAGGTGACGCTTACCGGCAAGGGCAAGCGTACGAAGATCACCAACCCGCTCGCGCCGTAGGAAGGCTGATCAATGGCCTTTCAGGCACTGGGGGAGTTGCTCGACGAAACGCTCGCGCTCCCCATCAACGGCAAGACGTACACCGTGCCGCCGCCGTCCGCGGCGACCGGTCTCCGCGTGCAGGCCATCATGCAGGCCGCCGCGGTCGCCGCAGACGGCGGGCAGGTCGACGATGCCGTCCTCGCCGACGCCGCCGAGCGCGACATGTACCGCGACGTCCTCGGCACCGCACACGCCGAGATGGTCGCCGATGACGTCGCATGGCCGACGCTCAAACACTGCGCGGTGACCGCGATGGTGTGGATTGTGCAGAACAAGGACGCCGCCGAACGCTACTGGAATTCCGGCGGCGACCCTTCTCGACTGGCCCCGAACCGGCAGCAGCGCCGCAGTTCATCGGATGCGGCGAGCAAGACCCGGTCTCGGGGCTCTTCGAGTGGTACGAAGCCCCGCCAGGGCAACCGCGCCGGCGGAAAGAAGCCCGCGCCCCGCAAGTGAAGTGGTCGCAGATCCTCGACGAGTGGCCGCTCGTCGAGGCCGACCTACAGGAGTTCTACGGCCTCGACGTCGGGGCGCCGGGCCTGCTCACCGCCCGTTCGTGGCGGTGGCTACGCGTCCGCATCCTCGGCCTGCTGTCCGCAGACTCCCGCATCAACCGCCTGTTGTACCCGCCGCCCGACGCCCCCAAGGGCTGATAACTCCACACTGCGCCACCGCGCGCCCCCTACCCGAGAGGAGGCCCGCACATGGCGCTCACCGTGGGCGAGCTCGCCGCCACGATCACCGTGGACGACACCGAGGCCGAACAGGGCCTGAACGGCTTTCAGTCCCGGTTGCGGGCCGCCCTCGCCCGCATCACCCAGCGGGCCCGCACGGGCGGGCAGGACGCGGGAGGAGCCCTCGGCGAGGGCCTCGACGAGGGAGCCAGCGACGGCGCCGACACGGCCGGACAGAGCATCACCGGCAAGCTCAAGGGCCTCGCCCTAGGTGCGGTCGGAGCAGGTCTCGGCGCCGCCCTCATGGGCGGCATCGCCTCAGCGATGGAACAGCAGCAGATCACCGGCAAACTCGCCGCGCAGCTCGGCTCCACCCCGGCCGAGGCGCAGAAATACGGCAAGGCCGCCGGCCACCTGTTCGCGAACGCCGTCACCGAGGATTTCCAGGGCGCCGCGGACGCCATTAAGGCGACCATGAGTTCCGGTCTGCTCCCGCCGGACGCGACAAACGCACAGATCGAGTCGATATCGACGAAGGTATCCGACCTCGCGAGCACGTTCGATCAGGATCTCGGGGGCGTCACCAACGCCGTTTCACAGATGCTGCGCACCGGTCTGGCATCGAGCGCAAACGAGGCGTTCGACGTCCTTACGGCCGGTTTCCAGTCCTCGGCAAACAAGGCCGATGACCTTGTCGACACCTTCAACGAGTACGGCGTCCAGTTCAAGAAAGCTGGTCTGGACGGTGCTACGGCCGTGGGCCTGATGAATCAGGCGATTCAGAACGGCGCCCGTGACTCCGACCTCGCCGCGGACGCGATCAAGGAGTTTTCGATCCGCGCCGTGGACGGATCAACCACCACCGCGGCCGGTTTCCAGGCCCTCGGCCTGAACGCCGACGACATGGCAAAGAAGTTCGGCGCCGGCGGAAAGTCCGCCACGGCCGCACTCGACACCACCCTCGACCGGCTGCGGAACATGAAAGACCCCGTCAAGCAGTCCGCGGCGGCAACCGCGCTTTTCGGCTCCCAGGCCGAAGACCTCGGCGCCGCCCTGTTCGCGATGGACCCGAGCAGCGCCGCGCAAGGCCTCGGCAAGGTCGGAGGCGCCGCGGACCGCGTGGGCAACAGTCTGCGCGACAACGCCGCAACGCAGGTCGAGCAGTTCAAGCGGAAAGCCACACAGGCATTCGTCGACGTGCTCGCCACGAAGGTACTTCCCATCCTGACCACGTTCGGAAATTGGTTCCAGGAACATTCCGGGGTGGCGAAAGTCCTCGCCATTGGCATTACCGCGCTCGGTGTGGCGTTCGGTATCGCCGCGGTCGCCGTGTGGGCGATGAATTCCGCGATGTTGGCCAACCCGATTTTCTGGATTATCGCCGGGGCAGCAGTCGCCGTAGCGGGTCTCGTCTATCTCATCGTCACGTACTGGGATCAGATCAAGGCCGCCACGCTCGCCGTATGGGATTGGGTGGTCCAAAAAATACTCTGGGTGAAGGACGCGATAGTTTTCGCGTTCCTGAATTTCACACTGCCCGGACTGCTCATCAACTATTGGTCCACCATTCAGGGCACCGCCGTTTCGTGGTGGAACGCCATTGTCGGTTGGGTAAAG